GGCGTTGAGACCAAAGGCAAAACCAAAGGCAAAATGATCGCTATGAAAAAAGGCGGAGCTTGCTAACATGAAGATGAAAAGGAAAACACGTAAGTTTGCCGACGGCGGGTTTTCCACCGCTGAGGGCGAAAACAAGAACATTAGTGACGACATTCGCGCTCGCGCACTGCGTTCAGTTATGCCTGACGATTCTCCAGCGGGTACTACTGGCTACGGCGAACAAAATGACTTGCCAGAGACAAAGACTGTAACTAAGACTACTGTTTCTAAGACTCCAGCAAAAGCCCCTCCCATGCCAGCTGAAGAAAAAGCTCGTATGGAAACTCTAGTTAAGAAGCAAGCTCTTGAGCGTGTAACTCCAGAAGAAATGCTTATCGGTGGTGGCAGCTTAAAAGTTTTGCGAACAGCTGGTAAAAAATTAGCCGATAAAATAGCTTCGGGGCGTACAAAAACTTATTCCCAAGCTGAGTTTGATGCAATGACTCCAAAGTTATCTGGTCCTTCGGCTAGTTCTAAAACCCCTGCCTTGCCTAGCCCTACTCCAAAGCTACCTTACGATAAAGCTGGCGCAATGGCTAAAAAACGCAGCGAACGTGCAGAGGCTCGTGTTGACGCTATGCGTAAAGAAAATGCTGGTCGGTATGGTGTAACAGACTTTAGCGCTCCTGGATTTGGGTCTTTGCGCGATAAGATGATGAAAAAAGGTGGCAAAGTCAGTTCTTATAAGTCTGGCGGGTCTGTAAAAACGTCTGCTTCCAAGCGGGCTGATGGCTGCGCTATTCGTGGTAAGACAAGAGCCTAATCATGGTTAAGCCTGTAGACCCTTCTAAACCAACTGGCGGTGATGGGCAGGAAAAATATCCAGCCAAGCCTAAGCACGGCCCTGGAAAGTTTGACGCAGATTTAGAAAAAGCTAAATCAGATCGAGCTAGGGCTGAAATAAGCAGTATGGCTGAAAAGACTAGGGCTGAGCCTCCTTATACTGGGAAAGCTTATTCTGATACTGGGCCAAGAACTGGATCAAACATTTCTGGGGCATTTGGCGTTGTAGTAGATCCAATGGAGCGTAAAGCAAAACCGTACAACAAAGCCAAAGGCGGGGTTATTAAGTCAGCTTCTAAACGAGCCGATGGTTGCTGTATAAGAGGAAAGACAAGAGCATGAGACCAAGCAGAGGTATGGGCGCTATAGCCCCTTCTAAGATGCCTGGTGCCAAGAAAAAGGCACGGCGGGATGACACCGACTTTACCCAGTACAAAGAGGGTGGTAAAGTAAACGCAGCTGGTAACTACACCAAACCTAGTTTGCGTAAGCGGATTGTTTCTCAGGTCAAAGCTGCTGCAACTCACGGTACTGGCGCAGGTCAATGGTCAGCTCGTAAAGCACAACTCGTTGCCAAGAAGTACAAAGCTGCTGGTGGAGGTTATAAGTGAAATGGTCAGACAAACGCAAAAAGTCAATCAACTGCGACAGCCCGAAGGGGTTCTCGGAGAAAGCCCATTGCGCCAGCAAAAAGAAGAAGCTGGCAGGGGGTGGTTTAGCAAAATCACAGCAATCTTTAAAGGCTTGGGGCGACCAAGAGTGGACAACCAAGTCAGGGAAGAAGTCGTCCGAGACGGGGGAACGGTACCTGCCAAAAAAAGCAATCCAGTCGCTAAGTCCCCAAGAGTACGCAGCAACAACACGAGCAAAGCGAGCGGGCAAAGCAGCAGGAAAACAGTTCGTACCCCAGCCAGCAAAAGTAAAAGCAAAAGTAAAACCGTTTAGGAAAATATGAGCACATCAGGTACTACAGCGTTCAATTTAGACCTTAACAACCTCATTGAAGAATCTTTTGAGCGTTGTGGGCAAGAGCTGCGTACTGGCTACGATATGCGTACTGCCCGTCGCTCCTTAAATCTATTGACTGTAGAGTGGGCTAACCGTGGTATTAACCTGTGGACTATTGAGCAGGGGCAGATTGAGCTGGTTACGGGGCAAGCCATTTATCCTGTGCCTGTCAACACAATTGACCTGCTAGATACAGTAATACGTCAAAACAACGGTGTGCAAAGCAATCAAATTGATATCAATATTAGCCGTATTTCTGAGTCTACCTACTCAACTATCCCTAACAAACTGACCCAAGGTCGCCCAATTCAAATGTGGTACAACCGCCAAAGCGGTATGAGTAACCCTACAACGGTGACTTTGTCAGGTAATATTTCAGCTACGGACACTACAATTACTTTGAGTGATGCAAGTAAGTTAGCTAATGCTGGGTTTATTCAAATTGGTAACGAAATTATTGGCTATCCAAATGCCTCTGGAAACCAGTTGATTAATTGCTACCGTGGTCAGTATGGTACAACGGCTGCGGCGCATACAAGCGGAGCTGCCATTACTAATCAAAACCTTTCTTGTATTAACATTTGGCCCACCCCTGATGCTGGTGGCGGTCCTTACACTTTTGTTTACTGGAGGCTTCGTAGAATCCAGGATGTTGGTACTAACGGTACTATAGAAGCTGATATCCCCTTCCGCTTGTTACCTTGTATGGTAGCTGGATTGGCGTTTTATCTATCGCAAAAGTTACCAGATGCGCTACCTAGAATGCAGTTTTTAAAACAGGAATATGAAGAACAATGGTTAATGGCATCTACAGAGGATAGGGAGAAAGCCTCCTCTAGATTTGTGCCAAGGACTACCTTCTATGCCTAATAAGTTTAGTAGTGGCAAATTTGCGATTGCCGAATGTGACCGATGCGGTCAGCGGTATAAGTTAAAGGAGCTTAAAAAGTTAGTTGTAAAGCAACAAATAAAAAACATTAAGGTTTGTCCTACCTGTTGGGATCCAGATCAACCGCAATTGTCGTTAGGGCTATACCCAGTAGATGATCCACAGGCTGTACGGGAACCACGTCCTGATGTAAGCTATACGGTATCTGGAAATAGCGGTTTACAAATTAACGGAACAAACGACACTACCTTACAGGGTGTTGGTTTTCCAGAGGGTGGTAGTAGAATATTTCAGTGGTCGTGGAATCCTGTTGGTGGTGCTAGGGACGACGGTCTTACTCCCAATAACCTAGCGCCAAGTTGTCTAATTGGGGTAGTAACTATAGAAACATCATGAAAATTTGCACAAAATGTAAACTCTCTAAGCCTTATGATGGCTTCTATAAACAGGCTTTAAATAGCAAGGACGGGTATCAAAGTCATTGTAAACAATGTGACAATGCTAGAAAACAAGCCTGGAAAAAAGCAAATCCAGATTTAAGTAAAGTATATGAAAAGTCTAGCGAGCAAAAAAGGCTTCATGACCCAGTAAGGCGGGAGTACAAAAAGCAGCTTAAAAAGACCCCTAACGCAAGAGCGTCAAATAATGCTAGTTATGCCAAGCGTAGAGCTGCTAAGCTACAAAGAACTCCAAAGTGGTTATCTGCGCAGGACTTTAAGGTAATAAAAGCGTTTTATTCTATTGCACAAATGTTGTCTAAAGTTAATAATGAGGAATGGCACGTAGACCATAAAATACCACTACAAGGTGTTTTTGTATCTGGACTACATGTACCAAGCAATTTGCAGTTAATGCGGGGTATTGAAAACGAAACAAAACGTAACGAATACTATATTAATTAAGGAGTTAGAAATGTTTAAGAAAAACGCAGACGGTATTGCCAAAAAAGGTAAAACTGAAGGTCATAACTACGGTGATAGCGGTCCATCTGTACTTGGCATGAAAGCAAAGCCAAAGATGGGCGGTAAAGATCAAAACGTCATGAAGAAGATTGGACGTAACCTTGCTAAAGTTCAGAATCAAGGCATGATGCGTAAAGCTGGAAGGGGTCGATAATGCCAAAATTCTCTAAAAAAGTAATGGGCAAAGAGATTGGCGATGCCAAAATTTATGCTGAGCCACACGACATGAAAGGCAAAACCTTGAAACCTGATGCCAATCCACCTAGTAAGGTGACTCGTGGTCCACTTACATTAACAACTCGTAAAGTTACTCCAAGCACTGGCGCTATGCGTGTCAGTATGGGTGATCCAGGCGCTGATGATGTAAAGACTACAGGTATTGAAACCCGTGGTAATGGCGCAGCTACCAAAGGTCGTATTGCACGAGGGCCAATGGCGTAATGAATTACACGCAATTAACCGCTGCTATTAAAGGTTTTGCTGAGAATGACTTTCCAGCAACGGTAGGCTCTTTCACGTCTCCTGAGCAGATTGCTCGGTTTGTACAACTGGCAGAGCAAAGTGTCTTTAATACGGTGCAGATGCCTGCATTCCGTAAGAACCAAACGGGAAACGTAACTACTGGAAACAAGTATCTAGCTACTCCGTCTGATTGGTTGGCTACGTTTAGTCTTGCGGTGATTAATGCGGCAAATGAATATCACTATCTTTTAAACAAAGACGTGAACTTTATCCGTGAATCTTACCCCGATACGGATGCTGCATTCTATGGAGAGCCAGAGTATTACGCCATTTTTGACGACAATACCTTTATTCTTGGACCTACACCCAATGCAAACTATGCGGTAGAACTGCATTATTTCTATTATCCAGAGTCAATCGTCACCGCTGGCACAAGCTGGCTTGGCAATAACTTTGATTCCGCACTGTTGTACGGCGCTTTGCTAGAAGCGGCTAACTTCATGAAGTCAGATGCAGACACAATTAACTTATACAAAGCCCGTTTTGACCGAGCAATGGCAGAACTCAAGCAGTTGGGTGACGCTAAAGACCGTCAAGATGCTTATCGTAGTGGACAAGTAAGGTATCCAGTAAAATGATTAGTGTTCACGGAGTAGGCGAATCCAACGGGATTCAAGTATTTACTAAAGACCATGGCGGCTTTACTCCAGAAGAGTTGGCTGAACGGGCTTTAGATAGAATTATTCAGGTAGGCGACCAGTCTCATCCATTGGTTCGGGATCAAGCAATTGCTTTCCGCAATCATATTCGTGGTGTGCTGGTTTTTTATATGAATGAAGCGGTAAAATTTGATCGTGTAACACTAGCTTACAAGCTACGGGAAGCTGGTCATCCTGAATTAATTAAATTTTTAGACGAATGAACTACAAAAACATTTACGATCGTTTGGTACAAAAAGCACAAAACCGTGTGTTAAGCGGATATGTGGAAAAGCATCATATCGTTCCTAAATGCATGGGTGGTAACAACACTAAGAGTAATGTGGTTCATTTGTCCGCCAAAGAACATTTTATAGCCCATAAATTGCTTGTACGTATCTACCCACATACAAAAGGTGTTTGGTATGCGTTAATTGCAATGGGTAGAATAGTAAAGTTTAAGTCACGTATTTTTGAAAGCGAACGGCAAAAAGCATATGCCATGCGCAAAGGAACAAAATATTCAGATGAATCAAAGAAAAAGATGTCTTTGGCTAAACTAGGTAAAGTATCTAATTCACCAAAAACACAATTTAA